CGCGTCGGGACGAAGGCTAGCATGGATCTCTCAAACTCCGTCAGGAAGCTCTCCGGGGCGACGTGAGCGGCTTTCCACTGGTCGAAGCTGTCTGGTAGCCCGGAGAGCAATTGAGCCGCTGTACCGGGCTCCGCGCCCTTCTCGCGCGTAGTCGCTGTCCAGCTCGGCGCACATGATCGCGGTCTCTGCCGCCAGCGTCTTCAACGCACAGACCCTCCAGTGAATGCGGGCCTCAATCACATCGGGATGCAGGACGGTCATCGCTTCACCTGTTGTTCGAGGGCAGCAACCCGCTTCACCAGCTCGTCATGGTTTCGCAGCGTTTCCGCAAGCAGTCCGATCAGGATCGCTTCACTTCTTTCCCTCTCGCTCGCCATCGCGGCCCCGATCGCACGGGCGACGTAGTCCGCCCAGTTCTGCGTTGATGTTTCCTGCTGCTGACGCTGCTGGCGCTCCCGCTTTTTTTCCTGCACGCGACGGTCACGTTCAATCTCGATACGATCGCGCTCGGTTTTTTCGTTCGCTTCCCTTCGCCATTTTGCAACCGGGTCTTCGTTGATGCTTCTATTAGAAGTATCATGGATGTGATGGCCTCGCGGGCGGCGGCGGTCGCTCGCGCATCACGCAGGATCGCCGCTTTCTGAGCGGGGTGTAGCTCGACTGCTGCACCGGGTCGAACACGTCGCCGATGCGATGGACGGTTGCTGCGCTCATGTCGGCCACGTGGCCCCCTGCACGAAGGCGACCGCCGCCGGATCGCGGACCGCCCAGCTGATCGGCCAGCGCAGCCGCAAGCCAAAAACATCTTTTTGAAACAGCGCATGCACGGGCGCCGTGCCGCCAACCGGTACCGGCGCCGTGTCCATCTGCATGCTGGCGGCGCTGGTGATGTCGATCGCCGGATCGTCAGCGGCAAAGACGATTGCATTGTTGGCGACCGCAAGCACGGTGCCTGCGGGCAGCGCGGTGGAGACCAGCACCGGCCACGGGTCGCGCAACGACTGCAGCGCGATCGTCGTCGCCTGCGTCGGGCTGGCGACGAAGGTCATGCCGCCATTGCCTGCCTTTGCGGCCACGGCGCCAGCGAGCTTGGAAATATCGGTCACCATGTCGGCGCCGCCCGTGATCGGGGTGATGCCGTTCAGGATTCCGGCCGGGCGCAAATCAAGCACCGCCGGTTGGTTGTCGAACAATCGGAGATCGAGCGCCGGGGCCGATCGACTCGAGCAGCGCGGTTTTTATCAATGCCTCGGCGTTCGAGGATTCGACCAGCTCGCGCGTCAGTGTCGTGATGACGGCGAATTTGCACGGCAGCAGGCTGTTCGCAATCGTGACCGTGCCGTCGACAACCGGGATCGGATCGCCTTGCCGGACGAAATCCGCCTGCGCGATCTTGAACGCGGGGATGTTGACTTGCGCGGCGCCTGCGAAGTTCAGCGCGTTCCCGCGCATCAGGAGATCGGCACCTCCCGATGTCGGAAACAGATTGCTCAGCAGCGCGACGCTGACCGTCGCAAGTGGTTGCGCCCAATTCGCCGTTGTCGTCATCGCCGGATTGGTGGCGGCCTTCAGCACCCGCTCGACGCGGAAGATTTCGTCGTCGGCCCAGCGTTCGCGCGGGAAGCGCTGATTGGGATTGAGCTTGTTGTGGGCAACAACGATACAGGCGCGTGTCAGATCGGTGAATGCCCGGTCAAGCGCGGTGCCGCGAACAAAGGTTGGGGCCATGGTCAAACGTTCCAGATGAGAACGTTTGAAGTCTGCCACGAATTTCCGGCACACGGTGAAACGCGTTACATCGGGTCATCAGGCGGTTTGTAGTCGCGGATCAGGCGATGGATGGCGTGGGCGACGGCACCCTTGTCTTCCACCGCGTCGAGTGTGAGGTAGCCGCCTCTGCGCAGCTTGTCGGTCTCCTCCTCGCTCATCTTGAGACTGACCAGCAGCTCACCATCCGCCTCCCGCTGGCGAAACGCGCGCACGCGCAGCGTCGAGGTTCTGGATGGTGGACATTCAGACATTCAAATTCTTCTTCGGCGGTCGGCGGGAAAACCTGTCTTCCTGCCGCTTGGATCACCACAACCCCACAACCGTTCACCGTCTCACCTATAGGAAAACGAAAGCGGACGGACGGACGACCCATTGGACGACTTGAGTCGTCGTCCATGGGGGGTCGTCCGCAGCCGAAACGCTGAATTTTTTCATTGCTTCAACCACTTAACGCGAGCCGTAACAGGGGGTCGTCCGGTCCGTGTTACGGTGCCAAAATACTTGAGGTTGAGCAAAAATCGTCCGGCACTTTTGTTACGATCCCTTGCCCCGGTGCTGTGCCGTCGCCTGCGCCCATTCTTCGGCGATTTCGTTGGCTTCCTGCTCCCCTTTTTTGCTCAAAATGAAATGCCCGTCGCGCTGCCGTTCGGCGAGCTTGGCCTTCTTCAACTCCTGCATGATGCGAAACACCCGCTGTTTGTTTGGCTTGCCGTCCGTCGTGGTTCGCCAGCCAAGATGCTCGGCCAGTTCGTTGAAGGAACAACCCGGCTTTTCCAGCATGGCAACCAGCATGTGGTTCTGGTCCGATACGCCATGCGCCTCGATGTCCTCAAGCTCCAGATCGTCGACGACGCGTGCGGTGACGGTCCAGATCGAGCGTCCCTTGCTGTCCGTCAGTTTCTCACTGATGCCGGGCACCAGCTTGAAGTTGAACGGCGTGAACTCAGGCCCGCGAAATTTACCGTGCGTGGTCACTTCGGCGACCTTGGTCGCCTTGTTGTAGACGCAGGCGAGGTTGCCATCGACCTTCGGCCAGAAATGCGCCGCCGCCACGCGGCAGCAAGTTTTCCATGTCGGGCGTCTTGGTCGGATGACAGGTGACGAGGATGGTCGGGCCGCCCGGCAGTTTGACGAACGAGCGCAGCATGCGGGCGTGATCGCCGAGCTTCTTGTTGTCGTTCTCGTCGTCGCCGCTGTAGTAGGCGGCGCTGGTATCGACGATCAGCAGATTGAACGGTCCCCGCTTCGCGGCCTCGGTGTCGATCCGTTTGCGGATTTTCTTCTCGGAGAGCGCAAGCGTGAACGGCATGAACACCACGTCGACGTCGTCGGGCTCGATGCCCATCTCCTCGCACAGCTTGATCCAGCGCGTGCGAATATCGTCGGGATTTTCGCCTGCGAAGAACAGCACGCGGCCTTTCTCGACCTCGCATCCCGCCAGCGACAGCCCGTACGCCACATGGAAGGCGACCAGCAGGGCGATTGCGGTCTTGCCGGACCCGGTCGGCCCGGTGAACGAATAGACGTAGCGTCGCTGCAGCAGGCCATCGATCAGGTAATCCGGCGGCACGAAATCGGCGACGAACTCGGCGCTGCTCTGCATCAGTCCGGAGTTTGGTTTTGCCGTCTCGTCAGCCTTGCCCGGTTCTTCCTCCTCGCCGAGCTTCTCCCGCGCGCTGCTCACGGCGCGAGGGCAATAGTCGTAACGCGCCTGCCAGCGCTTATCGAGCTTGCCGGTCTGCTTGTCGTGCTTGCCCGTCGACGCATGCATCAGCCCGTGCAGCAGGTTGACGGCGGCGGCGTCGCTCGTCCCGGCGACCAGCAGCTTCATCGCCAATCGGGTGAGCGGCTCGTGGAAGCTCTCGGCCGACAGGATTTGCTCGATCAGCCCGCTCCACGCCTCCGCGCGCTGCTCCGGGTCGTCCTGCCTGACTTCCTCGGCGTAAGCCGCGAACGGATCGATCGTGTCGTCCTTGCCGTTGGCCTTGCTCGTGCCGGTCGCCTCGGTCAGAACCCTGAGCGCCTCGTCGAGATCGATCTCCCGCGTGTCGTCGACGGCGACGATCTTGCACAGCTTCGGCACCGCCTTGCGGTGCCACGAGCCCGGCCACCGGATCGGATGCACCATGGGGACGCTGGTCGGATCGCCGCTGACCAGTTTACACGCGAGTTCTCTCACGCGCTTCAGCTTCGTGTGTTCGATCTTGCCTTCGGCCGCCTTGTCGAGCCGCCAGTACAAATGCAGCTTCGGCTGCACGGCATGATAGACGCCCTCGGCCCACTGGGCGGGATCGGTCCATTCGCTGTTCGGGTCCTCGGCCCATATGCCGCCCGACTCCACCACCATGGTGCAGGGGCCAAGCAGCGCTTCGAGCCTCTCGCGTCCTTTCGTCGGGAAGTTCTTGTCGCAGTCGACGAGCAGCGCCAACCCGCGCAGCAAATCCTGCTCCGTCGCGTGTTTGCTGCTGCTGAACGTCGCGACCGGCGGG